TACTACTATGTCGGCCCTCAAGGCCGACCATGTAGTCAGTGCATTGCACTTGACTACCTTCTGTTCTTTAGCAGCCTTGGGGGCTGCTTAACGCTATCATCTCATGCCGATGGGCATTGCTCAATCGCCGCAAGGCTCTACAATCAAACCCTCTACTATACTTAGAGTAGACAACGCGTAAATACTACTGGACGTATTTTAGCCCTTTGGCCAGATATGATACAAAATAAATGTCTAAATACCCATAAAGTAGATGCTCGTTGACTCGCATCGGGGTTAAGGTTCGACTCTCGTGTAGATACTCGTGCCTCGTATCATTCTGTTCTCTACTTCTACGGTCCCCCTTGAGGTGGGACTTACTACCGTCATACACTCGTATCGACCCTCGTGTCGAACTCCCCCCCCCCTTAGCCCTCCTTCCCCCTCCGGGGGAGTAGATGCTATCGCATCGGCCATTAGGACGCCCCCCACATTTCCCCCCTAATCTGCGGACGCGGGAGCCGCTCGCTTATTTGTATGCGCACAGGGGGGTGCCCCCGGCTTAAACGTGAATAATACAGCTTGACTTTTTAGTTGGCACGGAAATTGCTAGCTGGCTACCGTCCTTGGTAATAATCACACATGTGGCATAGTACGCTTGACATGGTAGGTTGGCACGCATCTTGCTTGTATATACAGGTTGGCATCGCATCGGAATGTTCCACGTGGAACACACGGCACCGGGTGTATGGGGGGTGTGCTGTGTCCTATGGGTGTACGTTCCATGCCCACGGCATGTACTGTACGGATGAACAGTATATCCCGTAGGCATCACGACTACTGTGGATATGTACAGTGGTTGGGCACGGCACCCGGCCCATAAGGAGCGGGCGCGCGTGATAGCACATGGTTGGCGGGTGTGTCAAGTATTATTTTTGGTAATAATACCTATTGCATCCGTGGGTGCACTTGATCTATTCTATGGGTGTTCCGGCGGCAATCCCGCCACCGGAAAGGCCCCCGGCCTTGTGGGGCCGCCTATATAGGAAGCATGGACATGACCGCATCAAACACTGTACGTACAAGCCTTACCCTCGAAAGCGCTCGCGAGATCATGACCGCGACGATAAAGGAAGCGTCATTGTGCGCCGCTCAGCAAGATCGACTGAACAAGCGTAAGGCTGGCGTGTATGATACGCTGACCGCCATTGCCGCACAAATGACCATGGCGGATTTCATCAAGGTGACTGATTCGCTTCAGGCAGATATTGCCGTGAACATGAACAACCTAGCAACTGATCTGAAATGCAAGCGCACAAAGAAGGGCGACAAGTGGGCGATACCTTCATCATGGTCGGCCGCGAAGTCGTACCTGAAAGCGGCATACGATATGGGTGTGCCGATGGCTGACCGCGACGGCCCGCGCCCCTTCAGTCAGGTTCGCTCTGATGTGATCGAAGCAAAGGCCATATTGGAAGCGTCCAGCCAGTCAGACGAGGATCGTTTGAGGAACACAGTTGCCGCACAGTTGCGCGCACTGGCGGAACTCATCGAAAGCGGCGATGCCGCGATGAGCTTGGTAGTCTCTGCGGGTGTGGCGATTGACAAGCTAGGCACCCGCGCAGACAAAGCGACTGAAAAGAAGGCAGCATAGGCTGCACCACAACCCAAACCGCGCCCCCACAAGGGGCGCGACACATTGAGGATATGCACCCATGGCAAAGCTCACTCTGGTGACCACGGAACAGGCTCAGGCTTCCATCGAAGCGACCAAACCCGCGCCCGCCGCGAAGCGTAAGCGCGCGAAGCCTGCGCCCGCAGACAAGCGCAAGGCCGAGACCGCGAAGGCCGAGAGCGCATCGAAAGCGAAGCGCAAGCCCGCACCCGCGAAGACCGCAGCGAAGGCCAACGCGCCCGCTCTGAATGAGTTCAAAGCACCACCACCATTCCGCACGATCTCTGATCGTGAAGCGGCTATCGCGATTCCCACAAGCACTCCGACTTGTGATGAACGTCCTACTGGCCACAACCCGCAGACGGTCCTGCCCGCCCGTTCGTCGCGCAGGAACGGCCGCAACACGGTGCCCGTAGCACTGTCGGCACAAGGCAAGACCAAAGGCAAGCATGAGCCGGCAAAGGCTGGCGTTGGCAAGCGCGTGGTCACTGCGGATGCCGCACCCGCGCATCCATGGATTGGCTTGTATATACAAGCACGGCGGGAGCACCATGACGCACGAACCTACACCCGGCAGCATGGTGACACTGCGGGATCGTATGACGTTCGCACGAATGATGGCGCCACATTGCAAGGCAGGTTCAACACCTTCGTTCATGCTCGGGTGTGTGCCGAGTTGTGCGGCGGTGATGTGACTGAGCGCATGCCCATGCCGAGACCGCAAGCGTAAGGCAGTACACCCCAACGCGCTCCCACACGGGAGCGCTTCACGTCAAAGGAGAACCGCAAATGATCCATTCAATCGTTATGTTCATGCTCGTCTTTCTGGCGACTGCCGGTGTGGTAGCAATGGGCTGGCTACTGGTGCAACTGTCGGTGTACCTTGTGGCATCGCTTAATAGCGGCGTGTTCTATGGCCTTGCGGCGGCCGTGGTAGTCATTGCATTGTTGGAGCGCGTAGCATGAGCGACAATGGTGCACGTAGCATGAGAACAGAGCGCAAGATCACCCAAGACGATAGCAATGATATGCTTGCGTGCGGGCGGTCAATGTCTCGTAAGCAAGCGTACAAGTACAAGGCAGCGACGACTTGTACATACAAGCGCAAGACCAAATCACATAGGAGTGCGTGACTATGAAAGTATTCGTATATGGTAGTTTGAAGCAAGGATTCTACAATCACTCCCTCCTAGAACAGGAAGGAGTTAAACTGTTAGGTATGGGCACTGTGTCTGATCTTGTCCTAGTGGACTTAGGATACTACCCCGGTGCCATTCCACGGAAAGGCAGCATGATACACGGTGAACTGTACGACATTAATGAGTCCGTGCTGGCTAACCTTGATGTGTTAGAAGGCCATCCGAACTATTACCGTCGCGAGTTGCGACTTGTGCAGAGGGAGGGAGAGCCGGGTGTAATGGCGTATGTTTACGTGTTGCCCGGCACATACGACAACGGGTGTTATTGTAGTGGGGGTGTGTGGGGTGTTTAAGCGCAGAAAGACGCTGACGCTGGCTGACAACGGCAGCAACAGAAAGATGCTAGAGCGCGTGCTGTCGAACTGGCCTACGCCACAGCCAGCTAAAGATACGAAGGTAATTGGACTGCCAAAGATAGCAGGCATTCCGCTTGCTACTGCTACTAAGAAAGCTAGCTTGTATGTACAAGCTAAGCCACTGACGGGAGAGTGACCCATGTTTAACCTTAACAAGACCGTTCTTGACTTCGCGAAACGCCAACCACTGCCCGTGCTGGTAGTAAAGGAAACGAAGTCTCACTTAGGACCGTATGACTACGGGCGCGGCGCACAATTCGCCATTGTGTGTACCACGGCTTCTAATGTCGGGTGGGTTTGCAAGGTTAGGGTCACACCGACTCATGACTTTTGCGCGGCACAGGATGTGGCTTCATTCTCAATCGACGCCTATGATGAGGAGGGGTGGTCACCGGGCATGGTCGAAACGGTGCGTGGTTCGTCATGTCCATTTGATAGTGACAAGGTTAGAGAGTTACCTAACCTAGTTGATCTTGGCATCCTTACAGAAGCGGAAGCCGAGGACGAGTCCACTGTTAGGCTATACCTTACGGTGGTCATGGCATCCGCCATTGCCGAGATGGGAATCAGGCAAGGGAGAAATCTGGTCCGTGGTTGTGATCGGATTTCCGTATCGGGAACCGTGGAGAATGTTCACCCATTCTTAGAAATGGATGAGTTGCCGTGGAACAACATAAGAACCTTGTTGTCCGTGCTATCTATGCTGACCCATACCATGGGTGCATTGGGAGTAACCGCCGTAGTAAGCGCATTACAACGTGATGTTAATGGATACAACTACACGTGTAATTCTATCTGCACTCTGCACCATGATGGGCAGCGAGCATTAAAACCATACGGTGATTGCTTTGTGTTTTACAATGCAAACTCACACAACAAAGTGGGAGCATATTCTATACTGCTAACTAAGGAGACACTGAAGCCAATAGAGGAGGATGAGTGGGAGGAGTTGGAGGATACTATGTATCCTGTGGTAGGTGAAATCGACATGGTGCCGAACGAACTATCAATTCTTATGTCTTATCTGCCGTTTATTGCATACGGTGTATGGTACATGGGCTAAGCCCAATCACGAAGCGTCTTGTATGTACAAGGCGCTTTACCTTACGGTTCACTGAGGACAATGACATGTTTACTCTTGGCGCAGACCCTGAAATGCTACTGGTTGACAGCAGTGGAAACTATACCGCCGCGTGCGGTCGGTTCGGCGGTACTAAACAGAAACCACGACCGCTTGCTGGTCTGGCGAATGGGTTCGCAGTGCAGGAAGACAATGTAATGCTTGAGTTTAATGTACCGCCAGCTTCATCTGGGGCTGGCCTATGGAACAACATTGAGACGGCCTTGTCCGCGCTGACCCCATTGGTTACAGCACAAGGGCTGCACTTTGCAGACAAGGGAGAGGCTGTGTATGGATTCGCACAGCTATCGCACCCCGGCGCTGAGCAATTTGGTTGCTCGCCTGACTACGATGGGCACAACAACGGGAGGGCTGTGCCGCCCGTGGACAGCAAGACCTTGTACGTACAAGATGGTAGGCTGGCCTTTGCTGGCGGGCATATTCACCTTGGCTATGGCGGGAGAAAAGATCTGCCTCCCTTTGTGTGTGCACAGTTCTGTGACGCCTTCGTTGGACTGCGCTCAGTTGCACTGGATGTGCAGGGAATGAGGCGCACGCTGTATGGTAGGGCTGGTAGGTATCGCCCCACAGCATGGGGTGGCATCGAGTACCGCACCTTGTCTAACTTTTGGATCGCTGATAAAGCGGCGCGTACAATTGTATGCGATGCCGCAGAGAAGGTAGCAACATACTTAGCGACAACGCCGGAAGACGCTGCACGCAAGGCATACAACACAATACCATGGCATGACGTGAGGGAGGCCATTGAACGACAGAACGTAGCAATGGCTAATGACCTATCTTCATACGTAAGGAGGATTACTAATGTATAGTATGCCGGATGATCTTTCAGAACGTGATGTGCAGCGCTGGTGTGCTGGTGGTTTCGTCCTGTACAAGGACACTGCTGCTATGTTCGTAGCGTGCATTGGGAATAGGTGCCTTGTACGTACAAGCTCTGGTCTTGTAGAAGTACCACGGGCAGAGCTGTACGCCCATTGGCCAATGTGCGGCAGTGTCAACGTTCCTACTGGTGGCTACTCGCTGTATGTGAAGCGACGACAGACTAGACAATGGAATAGAACTTTCCACCCGCAGCAGGTACATGCTTACGTGATTGATCCAACGTGGGTGCAAAAGAAAACAGGTGGCGTGCCCGCTTCTATATCAGACACGCAGCTTGCTGAGTCAACATTCTTTCCAGAGTACTACTCGTTGCAGGAGGCAACGAAGTTACTCACGGCGGGTGTAGTTACAAGCGTAGCTATATGCCGGGCACTAGCACTGTCGGGTGCTGCATCTGAAAAGCGAGTGTACTACCACGGCCAACGTGTAGGCATACTTCATAGTGCTGTGATGGTGCCTGATGCTACCACTACGGCTCGTGTTAGTGAGCGTGTGAACAACTTACTGAGGAAACTATAATGTCCTTTCTTGACAGCGTAAGCATACATGGCCTGTGCTGTGGGCAAACAGATGAGAGTGCCACTAGCCAGCTCTACGGAATTGAGATAGAACTGGAGGGGGTGCAGGATGTACCATCAGACTTGCACCCGATCTGGCGTGTGGAAAGCGACGGTTCGCTGCGGAACAACGGTGCTGAGTTCGTGAGCCGGACACCGGCTACGATTGCTGCACTGGTTCCTGCTATCCTTAACCTGTATTCAATCAAGGATAGTAAGCACTACATCAACTCTATTAGGTGCGGCACTCACGTTCACGTGGACATGACTAAGCGCACCATGGCTCAGGTGCTTGGCGTGATTACAACCTACGCTTTAATAGAACCATTGTTGATGCGCCACTGTGGAGAACTGCGCGAGGAGAATATATTCTGCGTCCCATGGTATCGTGCTACTGATGAGGCGGAGCTAATGGCTGTGCTGAACCATGGCATATCAGATGTTGCTGGCGTACTGCAACGGGCGTGCAAGTACTCGGCCTTGTACGTACAACCTCTGCTGACGTTCGGCACCATTGAGTTCCGCATGGCACCGGTATGGTCTGACCCGACTGATCTTATACGGTGGCTTGCGGTCATAGATACCATAGTAAAGTATGGCCTGAGTCTGCCAGCTAGTGATATACTCAGAGAGTATCGCTCTGTAGGTTACCGCACTTGGCTGGTGGGTGTGCTTGGATATGAGTACAGGACCTTGGTACCGCAGGGTAAAGCTAGTGCCAAGGCTATGCCACTTGACTTGCCGGAAAGCGAAGCAATAGCTGAGCTGGTGTGTGGCGAGGCAGAGTTTAGAACGCACGACCTTGCGCGTCTGTTCGTTACTTCTAGTGAGGAGGATTCAGGGGATAATTACCTGTCAACTCCCGATGAAGAATACTATGAAGAAGACATGGACGGCGAGAGCGCAGCCTAATACAAGAGGATTATAATATGTGCGGTTTGATAGGTTATATTGCACCACCCGCAGTTGTTGGTACTGATCTACGCGCAAAGTTCTTTAAGCAAGGGCTGATCGTTGACACACTTCGAGGCGACGACAGTACTGGTATCTTTACTGTGCCGTGGGATAACGCAGCACCTAAGGCTGTACCATACGAGTTCGACACCGCGTACTATTACAAGCGCCTAGGTGACGGGTACAGCATGGTGTCATGCGATGGATACCAGACTAACATAGTGCCTGAATTGATTGGTGCTAAGTATGTTGTCGGCCACAACAGAGCGGCAACGAAAGGCGCAGTGACAGTGGACAACGCGCACCCGTTCCAAGAGGGTCCTATTACTCTGGTGCACAATGGCACACTGCTGACCACGCACACGTTACCCAAGTCGCAGTATGACTTGAACGTGACAGTGGATAGCCACGCTATCTGCCACAACCTAGCCATTGCTGGTGTAGAAGTGGCGGAAGTTAAGAATGTAATTGAATCAATCGACGGTGCATTCGCTTTGATCTGGCATGACGCTAGGGATGATAGCCTTAACATCGTCCGCAACAGCGAGCGTACTCTGTTCCTGTGTGAAGACAAGCAAGGTGGTATCTACTTTAGCAGCGAGCTTGCTATGCTGCATCTGTTGATTACCCGACTGAAGATACCGCTTACTTCTGACGGATACCGTGACCTGTCGGCAGGTACGTTCTTGAAATTCAGGGGAAATAAACTTGTACATACAAGCAAGATGGAGGTGGAGTACAGTGCGATTGACTACTACAATACCACATGGAGATCATATGGTGGTTACGTTCCTAAGAAACCATCTGTCAAGTCAGAGAAGACGGGAGAATACAACCACGTGCTGATCGACGGGAGGATGCAAGAGGTACCTGACTGGTGTCAAGACAGGTTGCTAGATCTTGACATGACACCGGCAGACAGGTTACAATTCACCTACGAAATGGATCAGGTAAACGAACGACATGTAGTTCATGGTATGATTGGTGGGCTAGGATACAAGGCAGTCCTCACGGGAACTAGCTTGCATATGCCTAAGTCGGCAGCGCCTATCACGGTGCGGCCTGTTGCTGTCAATAAGGTTGGAGACAATGACTACATTGTACTTGTGCGAGTCTATGCACTGCTGTGGTCTGAGGACATGTACTACCAAGAGTTGAACTACGATACAAAGCCGCCATTCGAGGAGGCGGAGGATAACGTGGTTATTGGATACAATGGCAAGGTACTTAGTAAGGCAGAGTGGGAACTGAGTACGTCTTACGGGTGCTGCTGCTGCGCTAAGGTTCCCACGGAGATGCACGCCGCACTTGATTGGTACGATCATGACACGTTCATATGTGAGGAGTGCAGCGCAACTAGCTATGGGGGGTGCAGCTAGTGAACAGACCTATACGGGAGGCGATAGGACAAAAGTTCGGTCGCCTTACTGTGACACATGTTGAGCGGGAGGGGCGTCTTGTATATACAAGCGCCACCTGCGACTGTGGTAAAGACTGGGTAGGGTTATTACATAACCTCAGAAGCGGAGCAACCAAGAGTTGCGGGTGCCTACATCGTGAGATAGCATCCGCCAAGATGACAGAGAGGAACAAACTATGATTCGTATTCAACCATACAAGGCTGGAAGCAAGTCGTGTCGCGAATTATCAAGTGCGACTGGCATCAAGAGGCTACGTGTACCTACTACCGCTTGGCTGGGCAAGGCCCGCATCATTAACTGGGGTAGTAGCAACGTGTTGCCCGGTGCTACTTACGTAATGAACCACCCCAACAGGGTAGCAGTGGCCTCTAACAAGCTCGATACTATGGTACGATTCGAGGAGTGCAGCGTACCTACTGTGCCGTATACTACCAGCCGATCTAAAGTAAGCTGGTGGTTGGAGAGCGGGCACTTAGTGTTCGCCCGCACTAAGCTGACAGGCAACAGTGGCGAGGGCATTGTTATGCTGGGGCGTGGCATGCCTATCGTAGCAGCTAGCCTGTATACGTTGTATATTAAGAAGATGCACGAGTACAGAGTACATGTATTCAACGGTCAGGTCTTGTATGTACAAGCTAAGCTGCGTAGGAGGGGCAACTATGAAGGCTCATACCATATACGTAACACAGCAAACGGTTACGTGTTCGCGACTGATGGAGTGAGTGCACCAGACTGCGTGAGGGAGGCTGCATTACATGCCGTACACGCACTAGGACTTAACTACGGTGCAGTGGACGTAGGCCACACCGTGCGTACTGATACTGCTGCGGTGTATGAAGTGAACACGGCACCGGGGCTTGAGGGTACAACCCTTGCAACTGTAGCTGCTGCAATTAAGGAGGCATACTGTGGCTAAACGTGCTGATCGTACACTAAGAGCGGGGAACTTCGTCGAAACTGTAGACGATAAAGGAGAGAAGTTACGCGGTCAAGTAACGTGGGTAGGTGACACTCAGTTCACCTATCACGTGCGAGGAGAGATATTCGAGCGATTCTTTTTCACGAAAAGCCTAGACTGGAGGGTTGTAAATGAGCGGTGGTGAGCAATGTACAGTAGACTTAGCAGCACATGGACTTTCTTTTACAGCCACGCGTAGCGGCAAGCGAGGATACCTTGTCCGCTTATGTAAGGGTGATCTCTACTGCCAATGGTTCCAAGGTGATGCGGTGCTTGACAAGGGATGCTACAGGGAGTACTCGACTAAGTTGGATAACACTGAACAGGTATCGGGGAGGGTGCTATGAATGAAGTTGATGTGTTCGATCTAATCTTCCCTGAGGATGAGTGGGATAAACTCGAAGCACAGTTGACCTATCAGGAAGCAGTGGACTACTTAACACAACTGCGCCCAACGATAGCACATGACGTACTCCAGCCGCGCTACTGGCGGTGGGTCAGGGACCAGCCTGAGTACAAGAAGGCGGGCTATCCAATCGTAGACGTAGAGGCAGCGATCAGTCTAATCGAGAGGTACTACAATGAAGTATGACGAGACAATAGCAAGTCTTAAGGAACAGATCAGGAACTCTGAGGAGGATGCTGGATCACCCATTGCCCTAACAATATCAACCATTACCAAGCTGCGCGTGCAGTATGAGAACAAGATTCGATCCTTGTATGTACAAGCTGTAAAGGAGGGGATCAGCGACGAAGGAATCATACGCCGGATAAGAGCAGAGTGTGGTCCTGACAAGTCCCCACACCCCGGCATTATGGTGCCGGTCACCACTAAAGATGGTTACCTTAGCTTGTCACATCACGACAAAGAGATCATAACTAGCACATGTCAGGGAATGCTACCTAGGAACGTAGCACCGGCATGGTGGACTACACCCGATTACATTCAATACTCACGCGGCATGGATACTGCACGTAAACATCTTGCTAGGTTAGCAAGGGGAAAGCGTACCGCTAAGCGTACAGATGGAGACACGTAGTATGATTGATGTTATGGATTTCCTAGAACAGAGAGGCCAGAAAGATATACTTTACATGGTGAATTACTATAGGCTGTTCCAGATAGCAGCATACTTTGTAAGGGACGCGGACACTTGTCATGACATTGTGAATGATGTATGTGCATCCAGTATTTGCACGGGAAAGTACAGGCCGGGAGGAGTAGGAGAGAGTAGACTGGCACTGTGGTTAGCAGTCCTAGTCAGGTACAAAGCGACTGACGCCGCTGTGACACATCACAGAAAGGTGGATGATAACACAATTAGTTGGGAGACGATCATGGAGAATGCGTATGATAGTGTTCAGTAGTATTTAATTGGTTGAGTACTCTAAGTAATTAGGGGTTTGAACTTAAGTAGAGCAGCCCCCAAGGCTGCAACTAAAGAACATATGGTCAGCCTTGAGGGCTGACATAGGAGGTGATATGTCTAATGACACTACTACGTTATGCAGTTCCTGCATCAGATACGATGCGGAGCTTGAGTACTGCTACGCAACAGTACCTGCATGGGCTTGGAAGCCATGCCTACCACAAGACCTACTGAACGTGACAGTGTGTTCCTCCTATGTAGAGGAACCTATCAATGACTAATGGAGGTATTGCTAATGATGTTCTACTTACGGCATCTGAGATCGCTGTGGGCGAATCTGTCTACACTGATTGCCCTATTTGCGGAGGCAAGGGAAAGTTCTCGGTCACTATCGCTGAGGATGGGGGCGTACTCTACCACTGCTTCCGCGCATCGTGTCCTGCTCACAGCGGAGGTAGAGTCAGGGACGCAGGGAACCTTGTACGTACAAGACCTACAAAGATTCGGGCGTGTCGTCCTTGGACCGGGACAGTTAGGGAGATTACCGACGGACAGCTTGCTGAGCTTTTTGATTGCTGCGGATTTTGTACCGACCACATCTATCGAGGGAGAGTTAAATACGCTGACAGTATGGGGCGCTACGCTTACCCAATCATATCACCATTGGGGCAGCGGCGGGGGTGGGTTCTACGTTCGTACACACCCGGAGTTGAACCAAAAGCGCTTACGTACATGGACGGTCCCACGCCTAGGACAAGCTACTATCATAAAGATCGTAGTGTGCTGGTGGTGGTCGAAGATATACCTTCGGCTATTAGGGCCAGCAGGTACTACTCAGCATCTGCACTGCTCGGCACCAGCGCGAACGTGGAGACTGTAGAGGAGATGGCACAGCACTACGACCATATCGTATGGGCGTTGGACGCAGACGCTGTTGCTCAGGCTCGTAGGCTGTATAGGACGTATCAGTTAATGGCGCGGTCCAGTCAGCTACTGATGCTACCCTGCGATCTTAAGGACATGACCGAAGATCAACTAGAAGCATTCTTAAAGAAGGGAGTTCGCCGTGAGTGAACGAAGCATACTAGCATCATGTTTAAAAAGCGGGAGGGCATATGGGAGCATCGAGAAGGCGATTAGCTTGGAGGACTTCACAGCGCAAGGCCGCGTCATCTGGTCCTGTATCCAAGAGTACAGAAACACAGACCCCGGAGCAGGAGCATGTGATCCAGAAATCATTAGTAGATCCGTGGCGCGTAAGGTCTCCAACCCCAAGCACCAAGCCACCTTCGACAGGATCATAGCTGACCTATACGAGGCAGACGTATCACCTGCTAACGTAGTCGCTGACTACATTGCTGTTAAGCTGGAGTATGTGGGTGACAAGCTAGCAGTAGCATTGACTAACAACGACCAAGCGGAAGTGCGTAAGCTGCTGGAGGAGTACCAAGACTGGATGAACTGCAGCGCACTGGACCTAGGAAAGGAGGAGGCTAAGGTATACGAGGGCTTTGATCTAGAGGAACTTGTACGTACAAGTCACGCAGCAGATGAGTTAATCAAGGTATTCCCTAAGGCACTGAACGACAGACTAGACGGAGGATGTTTAAGGGGGCATCACATAGTTGTGTTTGCCCGGCCTGAGATGGGCAAGACGGCCATGCTGTTGACTATGGTGTACGGTTTCCTACAGCAGGGTCTGAAAGTCCTGTACTGCGGCAATGAAGACCCTATGGAGGACATCTTACTTAGGGTTGCCTGCCGCTTGACGGGACGTACTAAGCATGAGGTAGTTGCCAACCCACGGGAGGCAATGGCAATATGTAAGGAGAAGGGCTACGATAACCTAGTGCTTGCGCCACTCTCCCCCGGTACGCCACGGGAGATTGAACAGCTTGCTATACAGTACAAGCCTGACGTTATCATGGTAGACCAGCTTCGTAACCTACAGATGAAGGAGGATAACTTTACCCAACAGCTTGAGAAGGCAGCACGCGCTGTAAGGGGCATAGCGCAACGCCAGCATGCACTGGCTATATCGGTAACCCAAGCGGGTGATAGTGCCAGCAACAAGCGCATACTCGCAATGAACGATGTTGACAGCAGCAACACAGGTATACCTGCACAGGCTGACGTTATGATCGGCATAGGAGCTAACGCGGAGGACGAGGCATGTAACAGACGGGTGTTATCGCTACCCAAGAATAAGCGATCAGGACTGAGGGATCATTTCACTGTGCATATTGATCCACAAATCTCACGCATGAGGAGCTAACTATGGCATTCGGGATTGATGTTGAGAAGTACATGCACCCCTTCGTACACAAGATGGAGGAGTTTACACACGGCATCGAACGTGTTATTGTACTGCTAGAGATAATCGTGGAGGCAGTGGAACAACAAGCAGAGCAACGCAAGGAGGGAAGCCCTGATGATGCCCAGCGTTAAGGTACTGGACGAAATGCTTGCTATGCTGACAGCAGACTATGACGCCCTCGCTTTTAAGCCTGATGGCACACAGAGATTAACCATGACAAGGGAGGAGGAGGAACAGCACTACGAACTGGACACCGCGATAGAGGTTTTAGAGAGACTCTTGCGCGGCCGATAACTTGAGGAGGACACCAATGAGTGAAGTCAAAGACGAAGTAACTGTAACACCGGCAGAACTTGAAGCTCTGTTTAATCGTATCGTGTCACTGGAGGAATACGTGGACTTGCTATCAACGTATGTACGTAGATCATCAATCATTCCCGTCCCCCCACGCAGGGCGGTATGACATTTGATGTAGCCACCCTACCATGGTTTGTGTCTGAGCCAGACCCTACCGTATACTTGAGCGACGATTACATTGTAGTTGACTTCGAGACTACTACGTTCAAGAACGGTAGGCCACTAGCGCCTGAGAACGATATAGTTCTAGCTGTATGGAAGTTGTCAAATGGCGACAGGTACGCTAAGTGGGGTGGTGTCTATGACCAAGGAGATCTAGTAGAGGCGTGTAAGAAGGCCCGCTTCATAGTGGCACACAACGCTAAGTTTGAGTTGCAGTGGTTAGCACGGTGCGGTCTTGATCTTGGTAACGTCCTTGTGTTTGATACCATGCTAGGTGAGTATGTCCTAGGTGGTAACAGATACAGGACACAAGACCTATCACTGGAGAAGATAGCGCAGGCTAGGCTAGGGGTTGGCAAGGTACCTGCTATATCTTGTATGTACAAGGCGGGTATATCTTCTGAGGATATACCCCGGTCTTGGTTGCTTAACTACTGCATACGTGACGTTGATCTGACTGAGGAGTTATTCAAAGCACAGCGCAAAGAGCTGGCCACAGTCAACCAGCTCCCCATTGCGTACACTAGGAACTTGTTGGTGCCTGTTCTAGCTGATGTTGAGTCACACGGAATGGCACTTGACGAGGCACAAGTTAATGAACTGATAGCTGAGAAGGAGGCTGAGTATACAACGGTAACACACGAACTAGAGGCTATGACTGAGGGGATCAATACTAACTCAGGCAAGCAACTAGCTGAGTTCCTGTACGATACCCTAGGCTTTGAACAGCTTACGGACCGTAGAGGTAACATCATGACAACGAACACCGGCCGCCCACTGACAGACCAAGGGACGATAGCACAACTCAAGGCCAAGACTAAGAAGCAACGGGTGTTCTTAGAACTGTACACACGCAACAAGGCATTGTATAATGAGCTTACCAAGTACCTGCGTAAGTTCTCGGACTGCTGCAAAGAGAACGAAGGGATTCTCATGGCACGGTTCAATCAGACACAGACAGCTACACACAGACTGTCGTCGTCTGGTACAGATTATTCATGCCAGTTCCAGAACTTTCCTAGGGCATACAAGCCTGTGTTCAAGGCTCGCCACGAAGGGTGGCTAGTGGGTGAGGGTGACGGTGCACAACTAGAGTTCAGGGTAGCAGCACACCTTGGGCGGGACGAGGTAGCACTTAATGACTGCCGCACTGGGGCAGACATACACCGCTTCACGGCTAGCGTATTAAACAACTGCAAAGAGGAGGAGGTTACAAAGGAACAACGGCAGGCAGCGAAGGCCGATACATTTAAACCCTTAACAATATAGGGGTTGTAAAATCTGGTGAACTCAGGGAAAGACTAGAACAGTTAATCCTGAGCCAAGACTTGGAGGAGATTGTATGTACAAGGTATGTAAGTGCGGTACCGGATTCACCGCAACAGGACCGGCTGCACTCTACTGTAGTACGTGCAAGCAAGCCCGTGAAGATGAGATACGTAGGGTCAAGCGTGAGCGAGCAGAGCGCAAGCGTAGGGAGCGGGGCTGTAGGATAGGGAGAGGAGCATTACCCGGTGCAGACCACCCGAACTACAAGCACGGCTACTACGTGGCACAGACGCAGTCTCAGAAGTACAGGCAGAAAGTTAGATACTGCGAGGAGTGTGGAGTAGACACACACGAGTTATCTAGGTGGCATTGGATGATGCACCATATAGATCACAACCACGCTAACCATAGCGAGGATAACCTGCAGTTGTTGTGCAAGTCCTGTCATGCAAAGACGCACGACATGCACACTAACTTCTCTAAGTAAGGTGCAACGACTATCCCGCAAGGGAGTACGCTCAAGTGAGCGGAAGCGCCAGACACCGTAGGGTGATGATATAGTCTCATCTGCATGGGGACATGCAGCAGTTCATAAGAGAACGGGCGCAGCCTAACGCACTGCGTCGAAGGTAATGTATATGGTGGACAGAGTGGTACACCTGCACAGCAGAGATACTACGCTGCATTCAAGGAGAAGTACAAGGGGATCGCCAACGCACAACAGGAATGGATACACGAGGTACTGCGTAACAAGTACCTAGTAACAGAGTGGGGTATGCGGTATTACTTCCCCGACACTAAGATGTCAAGCAGTGGGTATATAAGTAACACCACTAGCATCTGTAACTATCCTGTTCAAGCGTTTGCTACTGCTGAGATCATACCGATTGCACTGATATACTTCTGGCATCTTGTACGTACAAGGAAGCTACAGATGTTTATAGTTAATACGGTGCATGATTCTATAATCTGTGAGCTACCACCGGAGGAGGTAGATATATTCCACGAGCTGTGTAAGTTCTGCTTGACAGAACAGACTGATAGATACCTTAAGGACATCTACAACGTGACGTTTGTTGCTCCACTGGGCTGCGGTGTATCCACTGCTAGTCACTGGTCAACGGGCAAAGAGTTTACTTATGAGAAGGAGAACACTATATGACACAAGCAATCACTGGAACCATCGCCAAGAAATCCGTTAAGAATGGTACTGCCCGAAATGGTAGGCCGTATTCTCTGTTCTCATTCCAGCTTGTAGGGAACCCGACATGGTATCGTACTGGCTTTGCTGATTGCCCCTTTAAGGAAGGGCAGAGCATCTCCTTCGTACTCAACGGTAAGGGTGATGTAGACCTCCCATCAGTACAGGCTGCTGCTGCACCACCACCAGCGGCACCGGGTACCCCCAACTTGAAGGTAGCTGCTGGCGCCTTCGGTGGGGGTGGACAGAACCGGGACGGTTACTGGGCAGACAAGGAAGCACGAGACATTGCACGAGAGGAACGGTATCAAACTGTTGACGTCCCCCGCATGTCCTACTGCTCTGCACAGGATAGGGCAGTACAGCTAGTGTCTGCTGCACTTGCAGCGGATGCTCTGTCCTTCGGCAACGCAGCGAAGGGTAAGCGATTGGATATGCTGTTGGAGTACGTTGATCTGGTGACGGATCGTTTCTTCCTGCAAGGGTTGAACTCTCCTGAGCACTTGGTTTCTTTGGAGAAGAACGCAGCAACTACACTATCAACCGCAGTAGTAGAGGATGACAATGATTACGACGTCGATTGGAGGGACGATTAATGCCCGAGCTGATAGACTTTACCAGCGTCTACAGCCTAGCGGTGGCGGAGGATAAGTCTTGCTACGAGATCACAAACAACGTAACTGAAGTAGTGGAGGCTAGGGTAGAGCAACTACCCGAAGCCTACCACGTAATGTACCACCTGACCATGGCGATGCAGAAGCGTCCGTGGGAGTGGGTACTTGAGGAAGACGACTCGGAGGATGACGACATATGTCTGAACTAAGCAAGCTGGTTGAACTGTTTGGTGATGTGACCGTACTAGCAGATGTGCTGTCTATCTCTGTGAATGATGAGGGTCTTGTACGCATACAAGTTACGGAGGACTTGTTCAGGACTGACCCTTGTATAACTAAGAAGACGGCCACCCCCCGCAAGTGGACTAAGGAATGGCCTTGGGAAATCTCCTGCACTATCGGCAAGGTTACGGTATTCTACTTAGCACGCACGGAGGATGGGGACTCTGATGATACTGCACATTGATGGTGACATTGTAGTATATCGGGCAGCCTTCGCATCGGAGAAGGTTAAGTACCACCTGACAGCGATAGACCCATACTATGATGAGGACATAGATATAGTCTTCGACTACAAGAAAGACATGGACGAGTTCATCAAGAATGACGGTGTTATGGAAGACATTAAGATCGAGAAAGAGATCGTGCTTGATACCTTGGAGAATGCCAAGGCTACGGTAGACAGTATGATCGCTCGTATGGTGAATGATGTATCCGCGCAGAGTGCGCGGGTATATCTCACAGGACCCACTAACTTCAGGAATGATGTAGCTACCCTTCGCAAGTACAAGGGTAACAGGGACGAGGCGCGTAAGCCACAACATGGTCCTGCTCTACGGCAGTACCTTATTGATGAGTACAGTGCTATCGTATCAGTTGACGAGGAGGCAGACGACGTAATAGGATACACGCACTACGGCTTGTACATACAAGATAAAACTAGCACCTGCATCGCTACCATAGACAAGGACTTGGATATGATACCGGGCAGACACTACAACTTTGTGACAGGCAGTGCGTACACAGTGGAGGAGGACGTAGCACTGCTCAACTTCTGGAAGCAGATGATAACAGGAGACACAACGGACAACATACCGGGACTAACTAAGAAGGGTAAGAAGTTCGCTGACAAGCTGGCGTTCGACTGTGACTACAGCGTACATGTGATGGGGATGGAGGTCAAAGAGTTATACAAGGCAGAGTTCAAAGAGGACTGGGAGAAATACTACCTTGAAATGGGTAGGCTCCTGTGGATCAGACGGTATGAGGGTGAGCTATGGAACGAAAGGTAACAGTATCACCACCCCTACGCGGCACAGATGTGTGGGGCAGTGGGGCATTCGGGGCAAGTAGAGCTGGAGGGAGCAGGATACACAGAGGCATTGACTTGGCATGCCAGCCTGAATCAGAGGTGCTAGCAGTATCTGCTGGTACCATAACGAAGATAGGCTACCCCTACGCAGACGCACCTACATACCGCTACGTGGAGATTACCACTAGCACTAAGGCTAGGGAGCGGTACTTCTACGTTGAACCTCTGGTAGAGATCGGAGAGGATGTAGAAGAAGGAGGCATGATAGGAACTACGCAGTGCTTAGGTACACGGTACCCCGGTATTACTGAGCATTTCCACTTCGAGGTTATACGGGGAACTGACTACCTTAACCCACACGATTACTTGAGAGGTTACCTATGACATACTATGTAGAAGCAAGCAACCATTACCCACCGCTGATAAGCCCGCACTCAACCTTCTTTGGACGGGAACTTAACATGCCGCCCGCTACATGTGAAGCAATGATTAAGCTGCTACAGATGCACGGTGAACTGGAACACTTCCTTACAAAGGTATACAACACACCACCTGAGCAGCACCCCAACATGGTACTGCCTTCGTTCATTGCCGCCGCTGTTGCGCCGAAGACCAATGGCAAGAAATAGAGCGCAGCGTAAAGCAGCAATGGGAGAGTACCGTTCTATATTCGAAAGGGATATAGCAACGGCACTTGAGGAGTTAGGAATATCGTTCAGGTATGAGGCTTGTACGTACAAGTGGAGGGAGAAGCTACCATCTGGTTATTGCGTAGAGTGTGGGACAAAGGATGTGTACGCAGATAGAACGTACACTCCCGACTTCTTCTTAGATAATGGGTACGTCATTGAAGCTAAGGGTATGTTCACTGCTAAGGACAGGAAGATAGCGGCTGCTATGCAAGAGCAGCACCCGGAAGTTAAGATGGTGTACTTGTTTGGACATAACAACAGGCTGTCGAGAGGCAGCCGTACTACCTACATGGAATGGTGCCGCAAGCGGGGGCTAGCCTCTGCTGATAGAAGACAGATGAGATCGGCACTCAAGATGTGGGCTGGACGCAAAGACGCACAAGGAGACTAACATATGACAATTCTACCAGATGACATTGTACGGTTCAGATCAAATCAGTTCGGCTTTGAGCAGGACTACTTCGGCGTTAGAGATGGGAGGTACAGAGTTATCAGTGTAATCCCGCCTGACATTGTGATTACCCCACTCGACAAGAATAGGAATACTGCCGTATCTATGGATCGTATAGAGTCGGGGCAGTCAGCAGAGAGTTACAACTTGCAGCAAGAACATAACCAAGTGAATCAGCCAGCGCATTACCAGATGAACGCGCTGTGTGCCTTTGATGTTATCAAGCATAGCCTGACTGAGGAGGAACTGCGTGGCTACATTAAGGGTAACATCCTGAAGTACCTGATGCGGGCGCAGTACAAAGGGAAGCCTACTGAGGATG